TGAAAGCGTCAATAACCGTTTTAGTAATTTGTCACAGTATGATGATAGCGCTTTAAGAGAAGACATCAACAATCGGTTTAGTAACCTGCCCACATATCAAGCGCCTGATCTTAGCGGATATGCGACGAGTGAGCAGTTAAATACAGCAATTGCTGGCGTTCCTCAATTTGACCCAAGCAGCATTGATCTTTCTGGTTATGCAACATCGCAAGATTTAAACTCTGCAATTAGTGGTTTGCCGACTTACCAGGCTCCCGATCTTAGCAACTATGCGCAAATGTCTGATCTGTATAATGACACTCAGTTACGGCAGGACATGAATACCCGATTTAGTAACTTGCCCACTTACCAAGCGCCCGACCTAAGTAATTATGCGACTAATGATGCGTTATCTACTGCACTGCAGGGCATAAACCAATACGATGACACACAGTTACGACAAGACATTAACAATCGGTTCAGTAATTTACCGACCTATCAAGCACCTGACTTAAGCGGTTATGCAACAACAGAAAGCGTTAATAATCAGTTTAATAACCTGTCGCAGTTTGACCCTAGCGGATTACAGGGCCAAATTAATACAAATCAACAAGCGATCAGTAACCTTCCGTCATACCAAGCACCCGATTTAGGAAACTATGCAACAAAAGATCAGCTTATAGGTCTTCTGTCAGATATTGGCACATCCTCAACGGGCGTTAACCCCTCGTTATATTCTGACCCAAATCTTGGGCAAAACAATGCAACGGTAACCCCTGTAAAGGCAACGACAAAAAAGAAAGTTAGCACAAAAAAAGGAGCTAGATAATGGCTAATGGTGGCGCTACAGGCGTAATGAACCAAAGAGTGCAAGGTCAAAATAATGGTTTGCAAGTAATGAATAAAGGCAGCACTGCACCAAGACAACTCTCACCGATGAAACAGCTAACAGGAAACGATAAGCAAATTGGTAGTAGTCTTTTCTCTGATCCGCATTTAGGGCAGGCAGGGCAGAGCGTGCCACCAATGCCAGGCGGCGGTATCCCTAATAATGTGCCTTTGCCTCCTTACAGCGGCAATGGAAACCCTCAACCAAACACAGCCCCAACCAGTGGCGCAACGACGCAAGGGCAACGAGCGCCTAGTATCTTTAGTTCAAGCGCACAAGGTATTAACGATGCAATGGCTGGTGCGCGTAATGAGATGAATTATTTGCCAATGGGAATACAATCTCAAGGCTATAATGCATCGCAAGCAGGCGCAAAGGGCGTTAACGGCGCAAGAACATTTGGCCGTGGTTATAGCGCTGCAGGTAGTGTAGGGCAGGGGTATACAGCATCAGGAACATCTGGTGAAGGCTATCAAGCCGCTGGCGCTTCTGGTCGTGGATTTGATGCAGCAGGCGTTGACTCGCAAGGATTTAAAGGAGCAGGCGTAGGCTCGCAAGGTTACAATCCACAGAACGCAAGTAGCTACGGTGTTAGCGGAAGAATGTTAGGTGGAGGGCCGAACGTCAGCGCAAGAGACGTTAATGCAGATCGCATTGTTGACGCGGATATCGGGCGTTACATGAACCCTTACAATGACGAGGTGGTTAATAGAACCCTTGGTGATTTAGACGAGGCAAGACGGTTGCAGATGGGTCAAGCTGGGGCCAACGCTACCGCAAGCGGCGCATTTGGCGGTTCACGGCACGCACTAAGAGAGTCAGAGACAAACAGCAGCTTCTTTGATCAAGCAGCACGTACAGCCGCAGGGTTACGTCAGCAGGGCTTCAATCAGGCGCAGGGCATGGCGCAACAAGATATTGCTAACAAGATGCAGTCTGATTTAGCGAACCAGGGCGCCTCACTGCAGGCCGATACAACAACTGCTAACATTGCACAGCAACGTAATCTTGCAGATCAGTCAACGGATTTGCGGTCACAAGAGTTCAGCGCAGGAGCAAAGAATCAGGCAGAGTTTGCAAATCAGGCGGCACAAAATCAGGCAGGACAATTTGCAGCAGCAGCGGCTAATCAGGCAGCACAGCAGACTTCTGCACAGGATCAACAGGCTCGTCAGTTTAGCTCGGCAGCGGCTAACCAAGCGGCACAACAGCGGTCATCTCAGTTACAGCAGGCACGACAGTTTGGCGCACAAGCAGGTAATACTTCTGATCTTGCTAATCAGGCCTCATTAAACCAAGCACGACAGTTTGGTGCTGGGGCGCGTAATACAGCAGGTTTAGCTAATCAGGCAGCATTAAATGCGGCAGGTCAGTTTGGTGCGCAGGCGTTAAATACTTCATCGTTAGCAAACCAAGCAGCAAGGAATCAAGCAGGTCAATTTGGAGCGCAAGCCTTTAACACTGCAAACCTTGCAAATCAGGCATCAACAAACCAAGCAAACCAGTTTAGTGCAAATGCCGGAAATACTGCTCGACTTGCCAATCAGGCGGCCTCTAACCGTGCTAATGAGTTCAATATCGGGCAGAATCAAGCGGCCCAAATGGCTAATCAAGCGGCTAGTTTGGCTGCATCACAACAGCGCCTATCATCCGGTAATCAGTTAGGTAATTTAGCTAATTTAGGCTTTGGAATGGGTCAAACCCTTAGCGGTAACTTAGCACAGGACGGCGCAATGAAACAGGGTCTTAATCAGTTACTTATTGATGCGGTTAAGAACCAGTTTAACCAGCGTTCACAAGCGCCTTATCAGTCCATTGGATTGCTCTCTCAGGCTCTTGGTGCATCACCTGTTCCGCAGACTACGACAACGACTAAACAGCCTGGTCTGTTTGATTATTTAACCCTAGCAGCGAGTTAACAGTATGTTTGATTTTTTATCTGGCGAGAATATTGAGCAAGAAGCAGAAATGGCAAAAAAGATTGCTCAGAACAAAGAAATGATGGCCGCAGAGCTTAGAGCGCAAATGGTTGCACCAAAACCGGATTTTGCACTACCTGATGTACCTGTGCCAGAAGCGCCACAGACATTTATGGATCAAATGCAGCCCTACATGGATAAGATCGGTAAGGGCGCTCAGTCATTTGCTCATCAGGGCTTTGTTAGCCCTAACATTGCGCCAGTACAGCGTGGCGGTGGCGTCATGCAGCCACAACATCAACAAACGATTCCGTATGGTCAGGGCATTGTTGCGCAAATGGACAAGGGCGATAACAAGAGCGATGTTATTCAACTAATTATGAAAATGATGGGAGGCTAGAATGCCTGATAATGAAATGGGCCTACTTGATCGGTTAGGTAAAGGAATAAAAGAGTTCCGCGCAGACCCAGAGCGCATGGCAAGATTGCAAATGGGCCTAAACTCTATGCGGTTAAACCCTGATCAGGGCATTGCAGCGTCTGCAGCTAATACCATTCAGCAGGCGCAAGAGCGCAGGCAAAGCGGTATAGATGCTGCTGCAACGATGAAGTTTCTGCAATCAAGAGCAGCGACTGATCCAATGGCGTCGCAAGCATTAGGAGCCATCCAAGCAAACCCAGGTATGGTAAAAGACATCATGGGCGCATACTTGTCTGGGCAATTTAAGTCACCGCACATGAACAAAAACATTGGCTCTGTGCAGACCGCCCAAGAAGACATGCCTGCTTACGATATTAAAGCTGGTGACCAATTTACCTATGAATATGACCCGAATGCTAACGGAGGGTTTAGTTTGATCAAGCTAGGCGGTAGAGGCACGACTAACCAAGAGCAAGCGCAAATGGACAGTGACGCTGTTTTAAGACAGTCGGACATTGCGGCGGCGCGTAGTCAAGCTAAAGAGTATTTTGGTAGATATGATGCGGCTACCAGTCAAATTACCTCATTACGTCAAGCAAGAAAGTTAATTGAAGAAGGCGCTGAAACCGGCTGGATTAAACAGCATTTGCCGACATTTAAAGCAAACACCCAATTACTGCGAAATGTAGCTAATGAAATGGGTATTGATATTATTAACTCCGCGACGTTTGGTGCGCTAAGTGCTACAGAATTAAAACTAGCGTTGTCTACTGGCTTTCCGCAGGGCTTAAACAGATCGCAAACCCTAAAATACATCGATGAAAAAATTGCAGCGCAAGACAAGTTTAGGCGTGAACTACTTAAGAAAACTAATCGGCTTAACTCTGGTATTGGCCTGACAGAGTGGACAAGAGAGGTAATGGAGCAAGAGGAACTTGAATATCAAGTAGCTGCTGTACCGCAAAACAATCCTAAATTAATAGCACTTGCTGAAAAGAAAAGCACCCCGACAACGCCTATTTCGCCGCAGTATATTTGGGATCGCATGAATTACGCACAGCGCAAGGCATTTATGGATCAGGAGCAGCAATGAATACACAGGATGAGATATTAGCCTCTTTGGATTTAGGTCTTGGCGATGACACTGAAGCTGCACAGCAGCCGCAGGGTAATTACTATGGAAATTTAGGTCGTACTGCCGTTGGACAGGGGTTTTTGCTTGGCTTTGGTGATGAGCTTGAGGCTGGTTTTAGTGCAGCAATGTCAAGATTTTCAGATGATCCTAAAACGTACAAAGAAATCAGAGATGGTGTACGTCAGCAGTTAAAACAGTTTCAGGCGCAAAACCCTAAAACAGCAATTACTAGCGAGATTGTTGGCGGTTTGATACCTACGGTAGCGATGATGATCGCAACACCATTAACTGGAGGGTCAAGCGGTGCAGCGGCAACTGCTAATGCAGGTCGCATGATGGGGGTAGCTAAAAGAGCATTAAATGCCGCGCCAGTAAGTGCAGGTGCAGGACTTGGTTACTCAGAAGCTGATCTGACAGAGGGTAATGTAAGTGGTGCAGTTTTAGATACAGCTATTGGTGGATTAGCAGGTGTTCTTGGCTCTGAGGGACTACGGCAAGCGGCAAAAGCGGCAGGTGGTAGTTACAAATCTTTTAATACGTTTATCAGAAATAAGTACGGTAATGAGTACGTTGGGCCTGTGTCAGAATATCTTAATAAGTTACGAAGCAGAACAGGAAAAAGTATTGAGGAAACAATTGAGGACATTAAAAACGGCGGCGTAATGGCTGAAGATGATGCGCTGCCAGCAAGCTTACGTGGCATTGCATCTGAAGGTGGAGAGGCTGCTGGGGACATAAAAATTGCAGCCAAGGGTCGTGTAGATCAAACGATGGGGCAGGCTCGTGACGAGGTAAGAACCGCTTTAGCGCCAGGAGTGTCAGGAACAAATGTTGCGCTGGCTCAAAAACGTGCCAATCAAGAGTTAAAAGACTATCAAGGCGACGAGTACGGCGCCATTTACGCCGATGCGCCAAAGCTTGCGGAGCCTGTTAAGCAAAAAATGTTTGGTCAGCTAAGAGTGAACACTAGACTACGCCGCTCGATGGAAGAGCTTTACGAAGCCGAGGCAGGAAATAATCCTAACCTAAAACCGTTGTTTGGCGATAAAGTTGACCCAAAAACTGGAAAAACATACTTTGCCTTTAAACGCGAGCCAACCCTAAAAGACGCAGAGCAAGTTAGGCAGATTCTTAAGGAAATGGAGTCTAATAAATATGCAGGCTCTAATCCTAGCCCAGCCATTGCTGTTGAGTTAGGTGAGGCGGAGTCAGTTTTAAAAAAAGCTCTTGACAAGGCCAGTCCAAGACTTGCGTTAAACCGTGAAAATTATTCTGCACGTGTAGCTTTTGACAATGCATTTAAGTTAGGCAAGCAATCGCAAGGCGCTAGCAGTGATGATCTTGCCAACATATTGGATGATTTAAATCCTGATGAGGTTAAAGCGTTTAGAGCAGGATATTACCAAACAGTTAAACGAGCGCTATCTGACAGAAAAGGGTCATTCCCGGCACAAGCTGGAGGACTTGATAGAGCAAAGTCTGGGCCAAACGAAATCATGAAGACTATTTTGCCTGAAGATCAAGCTGACAGTGCGATTGCAGCATTGGCTCGTGCAGGTCGAGCGCAACAAAACAACGCAGCAATTAAGCCTGCGGGTAACTCAATGACGCAATTTACTAATGAGGCCACTAAAGAAATGGGCGCGGTTGGCAAGGTCGCGGCTATTAGTGAGGCGTTAGCTATGCCTTCCCCTGGCAATGTTAGTCGTGCTGCGGTGGCTTTGACACCAGAAGACCTTGGGTTAAATAATGAACAAAAACGCAAAGTGGTTGAAATTTTATTTTCAGAAAACCCTGATTTAGTACGTGCCGCTTTAACTGATGAGACAGCCTTTGGTGTGCTAAACCAAAAAGTGATTAACATTGCGAACCGCTTAATGCAGGGCGCTGACAATGTTGTGCAGCGACAAGCCCCTGCTGGTCTTATAGAAAACCTTTAAATAATCCTTCTTACTGCACCGCTTTAACTGGCGGTCTTTCTCGTGGAAAAAATATATGGAACTTAAAAAGCTAACAGAAGACGACATCAAGTCAATTGCAGCGGATGCGGTGGACAACGCAGAAGATTTTGTAAACTCAGAGCTGGTAGATGATCGACTTAAAGCGCAGCGATACTATGACGGTAAGGTTGATATTGGCGAGGAAGAGGGCCGAAGTCGGGTTGTGTCAACCAAGATACGCGACAAGATACGGGCCATAAAGCCAAGTTTGATGCGTGTTTTTCTGTCAACTGATAAGCCGGTTGAATTTGCTCCTACAGGGCGCGAGGACGCGCAGTTTGCTGAACAGGCCACTAAGTACGTTAACTACAAGTTTAATACGTTAGGCGGCTACAGTGTGCTGTCTGATGTCTTTGCTGATTCACTCCTAAAGAAGTGCGGTGTTGTTAAGTGCTATTGGAATATTGAGAAAGAAAGCGAGACGTTTGATCACCAAGACCTTCCTGATGAGGAGTTTAGCTTAATTGTTAACGATCCGCGTGTTGAGGTCATTAAGCACGAAGAGATCATCGAGATGGATGTTGATGACATGGGCGTTGAGTACCAGCGCACAATGCATAATGTCAAAGTGTCTGTCACCGAAGAGTACGGTGATCTATGTATTGAGAGCCTACCACCGGAAGAGTTCTTTATATCCTCAGAGGCCACTAATTTAGACGATGCCTATGCTGTTGTGCATAAGCGCGAGATGCGAGTAGGTGACCTGGTTGCAATGGGTTATGACTTTGATGTCGTGTCTGAATTAACTGGTAATGACACTGATAACTTTTCAGATGAAGAGCGATTTGAGCGTCAGAACTTTAGTTTAGATGATGATGAGCAGCCTTTAGACCCCACAATGCGAAAGGTCGTTGTGTCTGAGGTCTACATGAAGATTGACGTTGACGGCACTGGCGTACCTGTCATGCACAAGATACTGCTTGGTGGCGGTTCTGATGAGTTGCTTGATTATGAGCCGTGGGGTGACCTACCGTTTGCCGTGTTTCAGCATGATCCGGAACCGCATACGTGGGTCGGTAACTCTCTTGCAGATATTCTCTTTTCGGAACAAGACGCAGCAACAGCAATGCTCCGTGGCGTCCTCGATAACGTGGCACTAACCAATAACCCTCGCACCGAGATTGTTGAGGGCATGGTCAATGTAGATGACTTCCTCAATAACGAGATTGGCGGTGTTGTCAGAACAAAAGCCGGAGGCTCAGTTACGCCTTTGACCGTTCCATTTGTCGCAGGTCAGACACTTTCTGCTGTCGAGTATTTTGATGCTCAAATTGATCAAAAA